CGGAAATTAAGTTCAGTGACGGCGACGCAGCAATGACCATTGCAAACGGTGGGGCCGTGACGTTTAGCGTTGCGCCCAGCTTGCCTGACAACACTGTGGAAACGGATGACGTCCAAGACAACGCTATTACGCTCGCCAAAATGGCAAGCTTGACGCGAGGCAGCATGATATACGGCAATGCAAGTGCTGCGACGGCAGTGCTGACCAAAGGCGTAGCGGGGACGGTTCTGACTAGCGACGGAACGGACATAAGCTGGGAGGCGGTTAGCAGTGGCGCGGACAGGGTTGTTTTTCCAACAAACTGGGCATCACCAAGCAATACATACACCACGTCTGGGACTTGGTCCAAAGGCTCACTCGACGACGATGCTTATGTCTGGATTTACTTGATCGGCGGTGGCGGTGGCGGTGGGTCGTTATATGGAAGCGGCATTGCGAACGGCGGTTCAGGCGGCTCACCACTATTTCTGTATGGCAAAGCCAAAACTTTTGACGGCGGGTCATATGTTATAGCCGCTGCGAAAGCTGGAAACTCTGCTGGGTCGTACGGAGGAACACCAGCAAATCACACAACGTTTACTCTATCATCATCAAATGGATCAACGGTTTTTACAACGAATGTCTCTGGAGACACTACATCGTCACGTTTTTTCACAGTATTTCCACAAGTGCTTAATGCAGTGAGTTTAACTTCTTTTGCTGATTATACGCTGCAAAGCAAAGAAAATGAAACCACTGCTTACTCAGACGCATCGCTTCCCAGCGGCGTAGCGTTTAGATATTTAGCGCCCGGAAAACAATATAATGATCCCGTGTCCGCAGAGCATTGTATCTTTGGCGGCGGAAATGGTGGTGGCTTCCAATCAAGCTCAAAGCTGTCAGGAACCTCAGAGTTTTGCGGTGCTGGTGGTGCAACTGCCGCTCAAGGCGCAGATGGAATTGCGCCGGGCGGAGGAGGTGGCGCGTCACAAAGCGCATCAAATGCAGGCGGCTCAGGTGCGCCAGGCGCAGTAAGGACCTATCATGTCTAAGATATTTTACGACAAAACTACTGGTGACGGCGCAGTGTTCGATGACGATGCAAACATTAACGATTGGCCTGACTTCCAAGAAGACCCAGTGGCAGCAAGCGCAACACAAGTCAGAGCGCAGCGTGACGCACTCTTAGCAAAATCTGACTGCATGGCATTGGCTGACCGCATAACCGACGAGTGGCGCACGTACCGTCAAGCATTGCGTGATGTTCCCAGCCAATCTGGGTTTCCCAGCAGCATCACATGGCCCACTAGGCCATAGCCGTACTTTTGGCATTACCTACAACATGTGGTAATATTTTCACGTCTGTAACAACATGTTGTGCCTATGGCTTTAATTGATATTAATATACCGCCGGGCGTTTATCGCAATGGTACAGATTTGCAGAGCGTGGGCCGTTGGCGCGACACCAACTTGGTGCGCTGGGTTGACGGCACAATGCGACCGCTCGGCGGGTGGCGCACTCGATCTGACACCGCTGCCGCCGCCAAAGTGCGCGGCATGATGGCGTGGTCAGATAATAGTTTGGACCGCCGCATTGCCCTTGGAACATATAACAAATTATACGCGTACAACATGGCCGGCACTCAGTCGGACATAACCCCAGTGGGCCTATCGGCAGGCCGCGAGGATGCTGCGGCTTCAACAGGATATGGCGGCGGGCTGTATGGCCAAGAATTTTACGGAACGCCTCGGCTGGAAACCACCCGCATTGAGCCGGCCACAAGCTGGGCCATGCAGCCTTGGGGTGAGTACCTCGTCGCGTGCAACCGCGATGACGGCAAGATATACGAATGGGCACTAAACCCGGCCACGCCTGCCGCCGTAATAAGCAACGCTCCAACAAACAACCAAAGCATCGTTGTCACAGAGGAACGATTTTTGCTTGCGCTTGGCGCAAACGGAGACAGCCGAAAAGTGCAGTGGTGCGACCGCGAGAACAATACCGTCTGGACGCCAAGCGCGACCAACGAGGCGGGCGACCTGACGTTACAGACAACCGGCGAAATTATGGCCGGCGTTCGGACGCAATCAGAAACGTTAATCTTAACGAGCACCGATTGCCATTTGGCCACATATCTGGGGCCGCCATATGTTTTCGGCATAAACCAAGTTGGAGTAAGCTGCGGTCTGGCCGCTCATTTGGCTTATGCCAGCGTTGACACTGGCGTATTCTGGATGGGGCTAAATTCGTTTTACGCGTACACTGGCAACAACGTGCAGGAACTGCCGTCAGACGTGTCAGATTATGTTTTTTCCGACATTAACCGCGCACAAATCAGCAAGACATTTGCCATGTCGCTGCAGGGGTTTGGCGAGATATTCTGGTTTTATCCGTCAGCGGCAAGCACCGAAAATGACCGATATGTTGTTTATAATTACGTTGAGAATACGTGGTACATTGGTCAGATTGCCCGCACTGCCGGGGCTGACGCCGGCGCGTTTGCGCTGCCAATGATGTGCGACCCTGCGGACAAAAAAATCTACGAGCATGAGGTAAGTTTTGCGTATAGCGGCCTGACGCCGTTTGCCGAAACTGGCCCGATTATGCTGGGGTCCGGCGATAAGGTTGCCAGCGTTACCGAAATGCTGCCCGATGAAAAAACGCAAGGCGACGTTACGGCCACGTTTAAAACCAGATTTTCGCCGAATGGCACTGAGCGGTCGTATGGCCCGTACAGCATGTCTGACCCGACAAGCCTTCGATTTACTGGCCGGCAAATGCGGATGCGCCTGACCGGCGCGCGCTTGGCTGATTGGCGCGTTGGGATTAACCGGCTGGATGTTGTTGCCGGGGGTCGCCGTTAATGGAGCAGTACCGAGTCCCGCAACCCTACGGCAGCGATTGGCGAATTTGGGCCAACCGTGTGACCGCGTTCTTAGGCCAAAACAAGTCTAATCTCGTGCAGCAGACGGGCAACGAAAGCGCCAAGGATGACGGCATAATGATGTGGTCGCGCGCTGGTTATCCCGTCGTTTCGGCGGGCAATGCATTCCGCGAGATAATTATTAAGCGCGCCGTGCCGACGTCCAGCGTTGGCGCTGCCGGCGATACCGCTGGCATGGTCGCCGTCAGCGCAAACCACATTTACGTTTGCACGGCAGCGTACGACGGCTCAACAAATATTTGGTCGCGTGCTGCGTTAACTGGGGGTGCCTGGTGAAAGAAGAGTTGGAACGCTGCAAGCCTTGGATTGAGGCCGCGCTAAAATACAGCGGTGGCACGCACGATTGGATTGACGTTTGCGAGGGTATTTATAAAGGCACCATGCAGCTTTGGCCGGCAAAAGATAGTTGCTTGGTGACTGAGCTGATTACCTATCCGCGCACAAAGGTGTGCAACGTGTTTTTGGGCGGCGGCACGCTTGATGAAATCATGGGCATGCATCCCGACGTTGTGCAGTGGGCGCAATACCAAGGGTGCAGCGCGCTAACAATGACAGGCCGATTTGGCTGGAAAAAACCACTGGCGGAACACGGCTGGAAGCCGCTTCACCAGAGCTATGTGAAGGAAATATAATGAGCGGTGGCAAGGGCGGCACTCAAACGCAAGAAACGACAATACCAAAATACATTGACCATTACGCGCAACAGAATTTGCAGCGCGCGGCGCAAGTTGGCCAATTAGGATACCAGCCATATTATGGCCCCGACGTGGCGGCGCTAACGCCGCTGCAGCAAGCGGCGATGGAAAACAACGCCGCCGCCGCTAATGCGTTTGGCCTCGCGGTCCCAACGCAAAATACGTTGATGGACGCGCCAACGGTCTACGCCAATGGCGTGCGGGGCTACAGCTCACAGCCTATTTATCAGGACGCAGTGGACGCGTACACCGCCGCCAACCCAGATCAAGCCGCGCAATACAACGCGCTGTTTGGCAATACTGTTGAAGCGTACCGGCCCCCTGCCCCAGCCATACAATATGCTGGACCGGCCACCTCGGCGAGCGGTGGTGGTGAAGGTGCCGACATGAGCGCCGACCACACGACTTATCAGTTTAATCAGCCAATGAACGCAATTCCAGAGTTGGGGCCGGTCAATATAGACCCCGCCGGCAACGTGATAACCCGCGCGTTAAACATTGGCGATGGCCGCGAGGGTCACGGCTCACCGGGCGACGGCACGGTCTTATGCACTGCGTATTGCAATCTCGGCTATCTGTCGGACGAGATCTGGATGCTAGACAAAAGGTACGGCGTCAGGCTGAAAAGATCCTGCCCCGAATTATTGGATGGATACCGCCTGTGGGCGTCGCCGGTGGCGCGCTTTATTCAGCGCAACGGCATTTTAAGCAAGGCGCTGCGGGCAATACTTTGGCCGATTGTTAGGGCGTGGGCCGAGCAAATGGCGCACGAAATGCGCCCCAAAAAACACGCCAGAAATCTCTTCGGCAAATTTATCATGGCGGTTGGTGAGCCGTTAAGTCTGGCAATAGGCAAGACGTTCATTAAACGTAAAGCGGAGGCAGTATAATGGCAGCTCCAGGCGGATACGGCGGCGGACAGCCAACGTTGGCAAATAACGGCACGGGCACACCTCCGGCGGGCCTTGGTAAAGGCGGCGTTGGCGGCCAACCATTTAACGTAAATCAAGCGGCGTCCGGCGCATTGCAAGGCGCAATGGGCACGACTGCGCAGGGCATGCAATACCAGCCAATCCAAGCGGCTAACCTGATGGGGTCGTATCAAAATCCATACGAGCAACAAGTTGTGGACCGCACGCTGCGCGACCTCAGCACTGCGCAAGCGCAATCGTTAAACCAGCTCGACGCGCAAGCCAGCGCGGCCAAGGCCTTTGGCGGATCAAGGCACGGCATTGAGGCGGCGGAAACGCGTGACAATTACGCGCAAAAAGCAATTGACGCCGTTGGCGGTTTGCGAAATCAAGGCTTTAACACGGCGCTCGGTGCCGCTCAGTTTGACGTGGGCAATCGTAACAACGCAATGGCAACAAGGCTCGGCGCGGCTAATCAAATGGCGGGCTTGGGCAATCAAGCGTTTAACATTGGCCAGACGATCCAGACCAACCAAATGCGAGACGGCCTGATGGAGCAAGGCTTGCAGCAAGCTCTGATTGACGCAGCAAAACAGCAATACGCGGGATACACCGGTGCGCCAATGACAAGCCTCGGTGCACTAAACAGCGCGCTTGGCACCACGCCAACGCCGCAAACCACCACGACTAGCCGCAATCCTGGCCTGTTTGATTGGTTAAGCGTTGGGGCAATGATGGCGTCATGAGGCCCGATTTTGACATAATCAAGCGGGACATTTTTCGCGGCGAAAGCGGCGGCGATTACAACGCGCTGTTTAACTATCAGAACCGCCCCGGCGGCCTGTTTGACGATGTTAAAATCACTGACATGTCGGTAGACGCTGCGCTGGACTTTGCGCAGCCCAGATCCGGCTATGGCAACTATGTCAAAATGGCCAACCCGGAGGGCGTGGTTGCCACCCCGATGGGCGCATATCAGGTGGTCGGCACGACCCTGCGTGACGCCAAGCGCGGCCTTGGGTTGCGCGGCGACGAGCTAATGACGCCAGCCCTGCAGGACCGCATTGGCCGCTATATTTACGATACGCAGGGCACCGGCGCGTGGGCCGGATACAAAGGGCCAGCCTATGGCCCAGCAAACGCAAAACAGGAGGCCGCCCCGATGCTGCCAGCACAACAGCAAGGGCCGCGCGGCCTACTTGAGCAATTCGGCTTGCAGAAAATGCAACCCGGTGCCGCCGGCGAAACGGGGCAAAAGTTTTACCAGCGCGACAGCTTTAAAGACGCGGCGGGCCGCATGGCGGTGGCGTTTAATTCGCTGCGCTTAAACCCTGACCCCAACTTGGCGGGCATGGTGGCCGACGTGCGCAACCAGCGCACCGAGAAAAACGCGCGGAATAAAACGGTGGAATATCTGCGCGCCAACGGAATGAGCCAATACGCCGATATGATTGAGGCGGGCCAACTGCAGGCGAGCGCTGTGTTGGGCGCGATTATGGATAAATCTATGAAGTCTGACCACGTTGTGGTCGGCAACGCCGTTGTTGATCGTGAAACTGGCGAGGTTTTGTATAAATCGCAATCAGGATTTAGGCCAGCCACACCAGAAGAGGCGGCACAGCATGGCGCGAAATTTGGGCAAATAGACATCGCTACCGGCAAGTTTTTTGAAACGGGCAAAAGCTCTGGGACAATGACAAGAATACTGCCGGACGGCACCGTTGAAACAATTACCGGCAGCAATTTAAAATTAACAGAGGGCCAGGGCAAAGCTACTGGGTTCTTTGGTCGCGCCCAAGCGTCAGACAAAATTTTAGCGGACTACGAGCGCGAAGGCACTGACCTATATAATAAGATAGTGTCAGGCATTCCGATTGCCGGAAATTATGCAATAAGCGAAGAATATCAACTTTATTCGCAGGCCAAACGCGATTTCATAAACGCTATTTTGCGTCAAGAAAGTGGCGCAGTAATTGCGGCAAGCGAATTTGAAAATGCCGAATTGCAATACTTCCCGCAGCCTGGGGACAGCAAAGAAACAATCGCCCAAAAAGCAAAAAATCGCAAAATTGCTATTGAAGGCGTGAAAGTGGCGGCAGGACCGGGGGCGCAAGTAATCACGGGGCAGCCAGCAAATCAAAGCAATGATGGCAAGATCCGAATACGGTACGGCCAAGACGGAAAGGTCATTAAATAATGATAGAGGTTGAGATGCCCGATGGCGTCATCCTTGAGTTTCCTGCAGGAACCAACGAAGCCGTAATTGACCGGGCCGCTAAAAAATACATTCAAGGCAACAGGACGGCCCAAGCCGGTGCGCGCATAATTGCGACTACTGACAATGGCGGAAAAATATTTGAAATGCCTGATGGCCGGCGTCTTTACGCTGACGAAACTATGAGCGTTTCAGATCAATCTAAAGTTGCTAAAATAATGGAAGGCGCAACTGCCGCTGACTTATCAATGCAGGGGTTTGACCAAAGCACGCTAGAGCAGGCAGGCGCGGCAAAATATGCTGTACCGTTTATGCGTGGTACTGGCCTAGGCTCCTATGTTGATGAGGGGCTGGGCTTAATTGACCCTGACATTCAGCAAGGCATGCGCGCCACCGCTGGCGCTATGGAACGGCAAAACCCGAAAACCAATTTAGCGCTTAATGTCGGCGGCGGCGTTACGTCTGCCGCGCAATTAGCGGCGACATTGCCAAATGCGGTAATTCAAGGCGGGGGGAGATTGCTTGCGTCAAACTCTGGCCGAGTTTTGCCTAGTGTCGTTAAAGGCGTAACTGCGGGTGCCCCCATTGGTGCGGTTTCTGGCGGGATTTACGGATATGGCGAGGGCACTGACTCTGAAAGCCGCATGTCAGAAGCTAAATCGGGCGCTGGGTTTGGCGCACTAGCCGGCTCCGCTTTGGGTTTGCTTGCGCCAATGGCGTCGCGCGGCATGAAAAACATTGCTGATTATGTGCAGGGCACTGACATTGCACAAATTGCGTCCTATTTCGGAATCTCTCGCAATGCTGCAAATGTAATTAAAGCAACATTTGATCGAGGCGGCGATTTAGACGCAGCAACCGAAAACATTAAACTAGCCGGTGAGCAAGGCATGGTTGCGGATGCCGGCCACGCAGCCCAAGCAATGCTTGACGCAGCGGCGTCATCTGGTGGCGCTGCAGGTCAAACCGTGCGGGACTCGATAAATCAAAGAACGTCTGCCAGCGTAAACCAGCTTGAAACAGCGTTAAACGAAACGCTTGGCGATGCCCCATTAGGCCCACGCGCCGCAGTAGACGCTATCGGCAAAAGAACATCGGCAGCCCGCAGCGACGCATATAATGCAGCCTACACAACGCCAATCAGTTATGCTGCGCCAGAGGGTGGAGAAATCTTGTCTGTTTTGTCTCGAATACCTGGCCGAGTTCTATCCCAAGCGGTCCAAGAGGCCAACGAGGACATGGTTTCAAAAGGGTTAAAAAACCAACAGATAATGGTTTCAATGTCTGACAATGGCCGGCCTAAATTTGGAAAGCTGCCAAACGTGCAGCAATTAGATTACATCAAGCGCGCTTTAAATACATTGTCGGAAAACAGCCGAGATACCCGCACTGGCAAGCAAACTGCAGCAAGCCTGCGATACGGCAATTTGGCGCGCGATTTGCGTAAGGCTTTAGGTGATGCCATTATTGACGGAGCGTCTGGTGCGCGCGTCTACGACGATGCCGTTAAATTGGGTGGAGAAACCATACGCGAGCAAAACGCGTTTAAGCTAGGTCGTGACGTCCTTAATCCTAAAATGGAAATTGAGGACGTAATGGAAGAGCTAGGCGTTGACCCAAGCGACGCGCAGATAGAAGCGGCAAAACTCGGTTTGAGGTCTGCCGTACGCAAAGCCCTTGACGATGTAAAAGCCGTGCCAAGCGACCCCGATATGGCCGCAAGGCAGCTTGATGCGTTTTTGCGGATTACATCATCAACAAGCTCACGCAATAAAATTAAACAAATATTGGGTGATGAGTCCGCCGCGCTTTTAAAAGAAATGGATGAGGTGGCCCAAACGTCTGTTGTGCGAGCTGGGGTGGCAACAAACAGCAAAACGGCGGTCCGTCAATCAATCCAAGGCGATGTTGACGATTTAACTGCGCCCGGCCCCGTTGGCAGCCTAATGCGCGGCGAGCCGATAAACACCACACGCGAAATGGTGCAGATTGTAACTGGGCAAACCAAAGAATATGACGTCGCGCAGCGACAGGCGATTTACGATGATATAGCCAAGGCGTTGACACAAAAACGCGGTAAGTCTGCAGTCGCGGCATTGCGGTATTTGCGGCGAGCTATGGATGGTCAAAAGTTATCTGAGCCACAACGACAATTTATAACACAGCAATTGGCGTTGACTGGATACAAAGGCGCAGCGGGCAATTTGGGCCGATTTACTGGCGACACGGTAGGAAATAATTAAAATGCACACAGAACCAAAATCCCGCGAGCAAATAGAGGCAATCGTTCAAAACGCCGTTGAAGAGGCGGTTGAATTTGTCGAGGCAGAGCTGCGCGACGAGCGCATAAAGGCACAGCACTATTATGACGGGCAGGTTTATATTGGGCACGAGGATGGCCGCAGCAAGGTCGTGGCCACCAAGGTGCGCGACGTGGTGCGAGCGGTTAAACCCAGCCTCATGCGGGTCTTTTTAAGCACGTCACGCCCGGTGGAATACGTGCCGCGCCGGCCCGACCAGACTGCACACGCAGAGCAGGCCACGGCCTTTATGCACCACGAATTTGAGCGCTTAAACGGGCATAAAATCTTGGGCGATGCTTTTCACGATGCGTTGGTAAAAAAGCAGGGCATTATTAAGGCGTATTATAAGAATTACCCGCACGCCGAGATATACACGTACACCGATTTAAACGACGATGAATTGACCATGCTGGCCAGCGAGGACGGCGTGGAAATCATCGAGCAAACCACCGAAATGACCGCCGCGATTGACGAGATGGGCATGTCAGTGGAAGCGCCGGTGCATGCGGTGAAACTCAGCCGGCAATCAACGCGCGGCGAGCTTTGCGTTGAGTCGGTCCCACCAGAGGAATTTTTCGTCAACGATACGGCCAGATCCCTGTCTGATGCGTATATTGTCGCGCACAGAACCGAAATGCGTATGGGCGACGTTTTGGCGATGGGGTTTGACCCAGAGCAAGTGATGGATCTGGACAGCTTTGATAACGGCGTCAACGGCGATGAAGAGGAAGACTTTGCGCGCACCGGGTATAGCAATTCTAGCAGCGCCGAGGATGCTGACGCCGATGAGATGAAGCCGGTCACGATTACTGAGGCTTACATGCGTCTTAGCATCGACACCGACACGCCGGTACTGCACAAGTTTGTGCTGGGCGGCACGTCATACACATTGCTGGACTTTGAGCCATGCGACGAGCTGCCGTTTGCCAAGTTGGAAATTGATCCAGAGCCACACGCGTTTTACGGGCGCTCACTAGCCGAGGTCGTAATGGATGACCAGGATGCGGCAACAAGCGTGCTGCGTGGCATCTTGGACAACGTTGCTATGGTGAATAACCCGCGCATTGGTATCACGCCGGGTGTCAACGTGGATGACCTCTTAAATAACGAAATCGGCGCCGTGGTGCGTATGCAGCAAATGGGACAGGTGCAAGAGCTGACCATACCATTTGTGGCGGGGCAGACGTTGTCCGCGCTCACCTATTTGGACAGCCTCGTTGAGCAGAAAACCGGCGTGACGCAGAATATGGCGCTGAACCCGGACGCCATGCAAAGCACCGCCGCCGCTGGGATTAGCGCCACGGTTGAGGCTGCCGCTGCGCAAGTTGAAATGTATACGCGCAACCTTGCAGATGGCGTAAAAGATCTGTTCGGCATTATGCTGCGCTTGATGATTAAAAATTGCGATGAGGATCAGATGATGCGCGTCGCTGGACAGTTCCAGCCAGTGGACCCCAGGGTGTGGGACAGCGGCATGGATATCCAGGTAAACGTCGGGCTTGGCACCGGGCGCGAAAAAGAAAAACAAGCGGCGCTGCAGCAAGCGTTGCAAATGCAGACTATGGTATATCAGCAGTACGGACCAATGAACGGCTTGGTAAGCCTGACCAACATACGCAATACCTTGGCCGACGCTCTGGCCGCGTCAGGTGTGCGCAATGCAGATCGGTATTTCGCGCCCATAACTGAAGAAATAGAGCAACAGATGTTGCAAATGCAGCAGCAAGCGCAAGCTCAGCAAGGTCAGCAAGATCCCAACGCGGCATTCTTGCAGGCCGAGCAAATGAAGGCGCAAGCCAAAATGCAGGGCGACATGGCAAGGCTGCAGCTAGACGGTCAAAAAGCGATGGCAGAAGAGCAGCGCAAACGGCAAGAAATGGCCATGCGGGACGATCTGCGCAGGGATCAAATGGCGCAAGACTTGCTGGTTGATGCAGCTCAAACCTACGGAAAATACGGCACTGCCGTGGACGTGGCGCGGGTCAAAGCGGAGCAAGACAAGCTGCGCACACTGACCAGCGTGGCGCAAGGCCAACAACGCCAATAAATCAACATATAGTGTTCAGCGTCTAATTTTTACTACATATAGTAATTCTGTTAAAATCCCGGCGAAGCGATTTGCCGGGATTTCCTATGTCAACCGACGTCAAAATTAAAGCCGAGGATGCTAAACGTCTGAAATTAGACACAGCTTTTCTGCAATTTATGAATGACGTGCGCGACGCACAAATCCTGACATTTCGTTCCAGCACTGCCGAGCAAATCGAGCAGCGCGAAGACGCGCACGCAATCCTGCGGGCGTTGGATCTGGTTGAGGCGCAACTCGACGCGGCGATTGTCGCAGAGACGCTGAAAAGCCGCAGAAAAAACAGGTAAGCACCGATGCAATCGACTGACCTTGATGCTCTTGCCGAGCAACTTATACAAGAGCCAGACATAACGTCTGAAGAAGAAAATCCGAGCGAAGCCGTGGAGGCTCAATCAGAGGCACCTGATGAAGATCAGACCGAGATTGATACCGACATAGCCGAGAGCGAGGATGAGCCTGTCGAGGCGTCCAGCGAGGTCGATGACGATGACCTGGATGACGATGAAATTGATGACGATGAACCGGCAGAGCAAGCCGCCCAACCTGTACTCTATGACGTCAAAATTGACGGAAAAATGGAGAAACAGACACTTGAGCAGCTCAAGCAATCTGCGTCGGGCCAAGGTTACATCAACCGCAGAATGCAGGAAATTGCGCACGCTGAAAAGCAATACAAAGAGCAATTCCAAGCCCTGCAGCAACAGCAACAGCAAACTCTGGAACTATACAACCAAGCGCAAAGCGGACTTGCACCACCCGCGCCGCCCAAGATCGACTTTGAGCAAGACCCCATTGGGGCGATGCAAGAGGAACGAGCGTATAACGCGGCAAAGGCAGAATATGACGAGAAACTGCAACAAGTGCAGCACCTTCAGCGTCAACAATCTGAACAGCAAGATGCACAAACCCAGCAATACATCGCAGCGCAGGTCGATATCCTGCGTGAAAGATTGCCGGAATTAGTTGGCCCCGACTCTGAGGCCAAGCGAGCAGCCCTAGTCCAAGCTGGCGTCGATTATTACGGGTTCGCCCCGGAAGAAGTCGCCGCCGTAAGGGACGCTCGGCACGTTCAAGTTTTGAACGATGCCAAAAAATGGCGCGAGCTGCAAACCCGAAAAAAAGAACGCAAGGCCAAGGCTAACGCCGTGCCGCCCGTTCGCGCTGGCGCAAAGCGCCGCCCAGAAAATGCTGAAAATTCCGCACGCAAAAAAGCGCGAGAGCGCTTTGCGAAATCTGGCCGCATTGAAGATGCGGTTGAATTACTACTTTAAGTAAGGAACAACGATATGGCACAACCGGCCAACACCTTTGACAGCTATGATTCTGTCAACTCCATCCGTGAAGATATCATGGATAATGTGGTAAACATCACGCCAGAAGATACGCCAGCGTATAGCTCAATGAAAAAAGTTACAGCGTCAAATACAAACGTTGAATTTATGACTGACACGTTGCGCTCGTCTGGCGCAAACGCTCACATTGAAGGCGACGCAACCACCGGATCTGCGCGCGTTGCAAGCGTTAGACTGTCTAATCAAACACAGATCTTTAAAGATAGCGTTGTCGTTCCAGACACCGATATTGGTCTGGACCGGGTTGGCAAGCGCAAGCAACTGGCGCTACAAACGCTGAAAATTGCGGCTGAACAAAAGCTCGACATTGAATTGGCGATTTTTGCAAACAACGCCAAGGTTGCGGGTAACGCCACAACAGCGCGTGAAATGGCCGGCATCCCAGCTTGGCTGAAAACCAACGTCAATTTCCAGAGCGGAAATAGCGGTGCAAACCCAACCGGGGACGGTACGGATGCGCGGACTGACGATGGCACGCCAACAGCGTTTTCACAGGCGAAGTTTGACGCGGTCATGCAGTCCATGTGGGAAGAAGGCGGCAAGCCAAACACCTGTTATCTGAGCGCATTTCAGATGAACAAAGCCTTGGCGTTTACTGGTAACAACAACCAGCGCGCCAACGTAACTGGTGCGGACGAGCGGGTGATTAACTCGCTGGCGATATATCTGACCCCCTGGGGGCAGGTCAAGTTTCAACCCTCACGGGAAAACCGCTCGCGTGACGTGTTCATCATGCAGGACGATATGTGGAACGTCGCTGTGTTGCGTCCTACCAAGTCAACTGCCTTGGCGAAAACTGGCGATAACACACAACGCCAAGTTGTGACGGAATTGACGCTAATCTGTAAAAATGAAAAAGCGTCTGGTGCAATTTACGACAACACCACCAGCTAAAAACAATTGGGGGCGTGGCATTGCTGCGCCCCCGATTTACAACGACCAGAGGTATATACATGCTTAAACGGCTGCGCGTAAGACGCATCAAAGTGATTTGCAGCAAGGGCCGCATTGAGCGCGGTGACGAGGTCATACTGACCAACGACGAATATAATTCAATTATCGCCATGTCGCCGGACGCATTTGACGTGCTGGGCGATGTTCCGCCGGAAACCCCGAAAAAACCAACACGGAAAAAGACAAATGTTAAGCTCGCGCATTGACCAAAAGATCACGTTTGAAGGCGATGAACTGGTCATCAAGAACACCTACGATGCTACAACGGCAATCAAAGATGCTGAGTTTGCGCGCGAGAATAGCGCAAATTCGTTTGGCTCGGATTATAAGCACGTCGGAAACATCGACGCGAGCATGGTCACAAACTGGCTGAAACAGGCCGGTAAAACTTGGGCCGACACTGACGCTGTCGAAGAGGTCATCAAGCGCAACCTGCAGAATGGCGAGTTTGCCAAATTCCGCGTTTGGGACGGCAAGTGGTGATGGAAGCCGCAACGTTGTGGACCGTCTGCCTGACCGCCGGGCTTGGCTTGGTGAGTTGGATTTTACGCACAGCGTGGCACGAATTGCACCGCCAAAATATATTGCTCAATCGCACCCGCGAAGAGCTGGCAAAAGAATACACCACCAAGGCGGAGAGCCGCGCAGATATGTCTCGCGTGATTGACCGCCTTGAGGCGCTAGACGCCAAACTAGACCGCATTATAGAACGGAAATGATATGCCCGTCATCGAGGCAGCCGTTGCAATATCCACCGCCGTCAGCGCGTTTAAAACGCTGAAATCTGCCGTTTCGGCGGGCAAGGAATTGGGCGAGTGCGCGTCTACCTTGGGGTCTTGGGCCGGCGCAATTGCGGATTTGCAGTATTGCAATAAACGCGCGCAAAAACCCAGCGTGTTTAAAACGTTCGCCGGATCTGCAGAGCAAGAGGCGGCCGAGGCGTTTGCAAATATGAAGCGCGTACAAGCTATGCAAAAAGAGCTGCACTTACTGATTGGCTGGCGGTACGGCCCAAAGGGTCTGCAGGAATATCTAGACATGACGCGCCAGATTAAAGCGCAACGTCAGGCCACGGTCATACGCAAAGAGGAAATCAAGCAAAGCATCATCAACGCCACAGTCGCCATTCTCGCCGGGTTGGTCGGCATTGGGCTGATTATCGCGCTTGTCTACGCGCTGTTGTGGAAGGATGGCCAGATATGATTTTGGCTGCAACCTTGGCGCTCGCTGGGCTGGCAAATCCGGAATATGTGACGTGCAAATTGGCCAAGCGGATCACCATGTATGGCGAGAAAATTTGTCTGTACGTCCACGTAAACGGCGGCAGGCAAATGCACTACCCCACCACCAGTTTCAGTGAATGCCCCCAGACATACCAATGCAGGTATGCGCCGCAGGATAAAGGCAGAACGCTCAAAGACACAATGGACGCATTAAAGGAGCAATTCGAATGACAATCGCAATGGAACGAATTTTGGCGTGGAAGATTTTGCCACGCGTTTTAATGGCCGTTATGGCCGTTATGTATTGCCGGGTTTTAGAGTGGGGAATGTCGCTGGACGATTTATCCACACAACAAAGCGCAATGATTAGCGTCTGTTCTGGTGCAATGACAGGGACGATAGCCGTGTGGCTGTCGCACGAGAAATGATCGGCGCGTTAATCGGGCCGCTCACCCAACTTGCCGGCACTTGGCTGCAGGGAAAAGTTGAAACCAAGGCCGCAGAAACAAAGATCAAAGTCAGCCAGGCAGAAGCCAAGTCGCAGATATTGATGTCTCAAGCGCAGAGCGAGAGCAATTGGGAAAAGATTATGGCCGAGGGGTCAAAATCGTCAATCAAAGATGAATATATCGTTTTGCTGATGTCGATACCCATGATTTTATGTTTCACCGGCGAGAAAGGTCAGAAGATCGTTTTTGACGGGTTTGAGGCATTAAGCCAAGCACCGGATTGGTTTATCTACACCTGGGGATGCGTTGTGGCTGCGTCGTTCGGAATCCGAGGCGCAACCCAATATTTCGGCAATCGCAAATGACAGCCGCCGTCCTAGCATTTCCACAACTCAGCGAAATTGACCGGCAGTTTATCTCGCTTGAGCAACAGCGCGACGTCATCCGCGCACAGTATAAATCAATAATGGAGCCAAAAAAAATGAGCAGTTGGGACACGATGTTTGAGTGGATAATTAAGCACGAGGGCGACACGTTCGTAAACCACCCAGATGACCCAGGCGGCGCAACGATGCTCGGCGTGACGATTAAAACGTGGTCAGATTGGATCGGGCGCGAGGCCACAATTGACGAGATGAAAGCGCTGACCAAGGATGACGTCAAGCCGCTTTACAAAAAATGGTATCACGAAAAGGTAAATGCGCAGGATCTGCCGGTCGGCGTTGATTGGTGCGTCGTGGATATTGGCGTAAACTCTGGCCCAAGCCGCGCCAAGAAAATGCTGCAGAAATGCGTTGGCGTTAAGCAAGACGGCGCAGTCGGACCTATGACATTGGCCGCCGTGGCCGCGCTCGACCCAGAGGAAATTGTTGAGCGCCTGCACGACGAGCGCGCCAGGTTCTATCGCTCGCTCAACAAAGAAATGTTTATTAAAGGTTGGCTGCGACGCAACAAAGAGGTCAAAGAGCAGGCACTGGGGTTGATGGCTTAAAATGCACCACTCGCACCACACTGGCAGAGCCGGTGAATTTCTGGTGCAATCTGTGCTGGAGCATAAATACAACCTCGTCACGCAGCGGGTTGACGTTGACGGGGTTGACCTGTGGGTGGAGTTGCCAAGCGGGTTCATCACTGTGCAAGTCAAAGCGGCGCGCGCCGTTGATAAAAGCAAGCGGTATTCTTTCGCGTTCAGCAAGAGCGAAATCACGGCTGCCGTGTATTGTTACGTCGCGCTGGATGTTGGATTGTTTTTAATGGACGAGCCGCCGCGAAAAGGGCAAGTGACAAAGAAAATTCCGGCGTTAAAATTTACTAAAGAAAACATGCACGACACAATAAAAAAGGCGCTCAACGTTGAGCGCCTTTAGTTGGTTACGGGGCAACCCGCCAATAGGTAACGTTCAGTTCCCAATCTTCAACCAGCCAACCTTTGCGGATCAACGATTGTAAAACTTTATGTGACGAGCTGACCGACCTGCGTTGCTTAATCATTTGCTCGCCGTGAATTTGGCCTTGGCAAATTTCACGCAATGATGGGCACCGGCCAAGCTCTTGCCAATGGTCCCGCACAAAGCAGAACATCTCGTGCTGCGTGCGGGTCAGTGGGCTGCGCTCTCTCAATGTACTGCCCTTTCAATATGCAAATCCTCGCCAACAATCTTGTACGTGACGCCGCCGGTTTGCATTTCGGTAATGCCAATGGTTCGCATCCCCTCGGCCAGCAAATCACAAAGTTCCTCGCGAGTGCTAAACCAGCGCTCGCATTGCTGCATTGCCTCGGTGATGTTTTCTGCGACATCATCCAGCTTGTTTTTAATCTCGGCGTCGGTGGGAAAATCGATCACATTATCGGTCATTGGCTTGCCCCTTGCATGAGAGGTAAAATCCAAAGCATCGCGCCTGTGGCGATGAAAATTGACAGGCAAGCCAGCGTGTCCTGACAGAACAGTTTAATCTGTTCGATCTGTCTCCGCTGCTTTTCTGTTAAGCCTGTCTCTACTAACGATGTACTTATTATACGAATCCGATTTGCAGGTTGCCCCGTAACATTTTGATTTAACATTGTTCTTCCTTTTTTCTGCACTTGTTACACTTACCAAACGGGTGCCTCTACCCGTCTGACCGCTTGTTTGGACGTTGCAAAGGCTCGTCTAGGTCTTCACGCGCTTGCAGGGCGTCCAGCCCGTTTTCATCCACATAATAGGTCCGACCGCCGGTATGACCCATTTGTGATGCCCCGCGCTCGCGCGGATCTTTCGGCAGCATACGCCCGAAATCCCAGTTCATCATTGAGATCTGTTGTTGAGCGTACACCGCTTTGTCATGACCAAGCAAATCATTTGATTGACTGATGCGCTCGATCTTGTCTGCGTATTCCCGCAAGATGGCGGGGATTTTACGGACGTGTTCAGGATGCCAGCATTGAATATCCACGCGCTTGCGAAAACTCATCAATCCCTGGCGCATCTTTAAGACGGTTGGGTTGACTGTAGCTTTGTTGCGCGTGTTTCTCATTATCCGGCCTCCTTAGTATCATTCTGCAACACAACGGGCGAATCAGTCAATGACAACTGACTTACCATTTTTGCCCGTATTTTGCGGTAGTTTATTAGATTTTGAGACTTTTTTGACAAGTCAGTTGTCAAAAGCTCGTGGACCTGCATTGCACTTTGGTGGACATAATCAATTAATTTTGGCCCAGCTAAGTATCGCTCAGACCCCGTTATCCAGCCTTGCGCCAGACAATCATTTACCATTTTTTGCGCCCCTTGACGCGAGATATTGAGCGCGCGCGATATGTCCCCAACTGTCAAACCTTTGACTGTTGGGGGGGGGGGGGCAA